AAAACAAAAGCCCGCCGGGCGCAAAAGAAGCATAAAAAATAAAGCCCCTGACACAACGTGTCAGAGACTTGAAAGGATCTTATGTTTGGTTTCAGGCATTCAAAAGAGCCGCCGTATCTTCCCAGGGAAGTCGAGCCCGGCAACATCGAAAGCTATATCCAAAACCGTCTGGATGACCAGATCATGTGGTACGATCAGAAGGCGCAGCAGGCGCAGAATACTTATAAGCGGATGCAGTTTTTTGAGCTGATCGTTGCCGCTGCCATTCCTCTGCTGGCCAATTATACCGTCAGCTGTCCCGCCATTGCCTTCATCGTCGGGCTTCTGGGTGCCATCGTCACCGTGATCGAGGGCACCGAACGCCTTGGCCGCTATCACGAAAACTGGATTGAGTACCGTTCCGCCTGCGAAACGCTCAAGCACGAGAAAAATCTTTACCTCATGGGCGCGTTCCCCTACGGCACCGACGAAACCGCCGAGCAGCTCTTCGTGCACAACATCGAAAATCTGCTTTCTTCTGAGGGCAACAAGTGGAAGTCCTCAAATTCCGCAGTGCTTTCCCCAAAGGAAAAATCTCAGTCCGGCACCGGCTCATAGGTTTTTTCAAAGATATCCGGCTTGCACGGATAACGTTCTCCGTTTACGCCCGTGATGATCCAGTCTCCCGGTTCCGCATGCATCACACCTTCCAGTGTTTCAATGTTCATTTCCCGGTCGGTTTGGTATGCATCTACGACCACCGGCTTTTTTCTGAATTTCATAAGTTTCTCCCCATCAGAAAGGATGTTTCAATGCCTGCTTTATACCCTTATCGCATTTTCATCAGCCACGCATGGAAATACGGCGATGAATACAGCCGCATCGTCTCCATGCTGGACAATGCGTCTTACTTTTCTTACTACAATTACTCTGCCCCGCAGGAAAAGCCCCTGCAGCTTTCCTCTGTCTGCGCCACCGATGCCGAGATCGGCCGTGCCATCACCGCAAAGATCAAAAACGCGCAGGTCGTTCTCGTGATCGGCGGTATGTACAACTTGTATCACAAATGGATGCAGTACGAAGCAGACGAAGCCCTGCGCATGGGCAAGCCCATCATCGCTATCATGCCCCGCGGCGGAGTTTATATGCCCGTCGAGCTTCAGGCAAAGGCGACCACACAGGTCGGCTGGAGCTCCGTTTCTATTGTAAATGCAATTCGTGCTCTTGCCTGATCTCATTTTATCATTTTCAGATTTCTCCTGCAAGCAGCACGGCGCTTAGCCAAAACAAAAGCCCGCCGGGCGTTTCCGGTGGGCTTTATCTGAAGCTCTTATTTCAAAACGAACTGTACTGCAACCGACAATGCAAAGGCAATGCCGGACGCCCACCAGATCATTTTGTGGTTCTTTCCTTCCGGCAGGATCGCGTTGATCAGGCCGATCAGAAATGCAATGGCACCCACCGTTGCAAAGTTGAAGGTCAGCAGTGTTGCCATCGCTGCATTTGCTACGGTCAGCGAGAGGTTGACGTTGATCAGGCTGAAGATACCAATAAAGATGCCCATGATGGAAAGCACATTTCCATACACGTTCTTCTCAATATTCTTCACCGTGTCCACTTTCTTTTCCAGATCCGTCACATCATCCGCCAGCGTGCCGCGGTATGTGCTCATGCCCACAAAGGCATCCTCATTCTGGAATGCGCCGTTGTACGGTTTCTCCACCGGCTCTTCCAACTGGATGAACACCAGATAACCGATGCCCTTCTCACTGTCCAGATGGATCACCTGTTTCGTGGCATTCGTTACCCGGAAAAACACCTTTGATTTGTGTCCCGGCTGATAGATCGGCGCGGTCAGGCTCAGCCCCTGCCGGATGCGGCTGTTGCGCAGCTGCACGGCTGCTGCCATGTCATTCGGCAGATCAAGCGTCTCTGTCGTTCTTACAAACACGGTATCGCCCGGTGCCAGATCCACTTCTTTCTTGGACGTATTGGTGTCCAGAAAAAAGCAGTCGGTTCTCAGGTCGTAACCAATGTTTGTCACCTGTTCTTCATCAAACGGTTCGATCATGGAAGCGCCCTGCTTGAAAAGCTTCTTGTCGATCAAAAGCATAGAACCACCTCCTTGTTGTATGCTACTAATAAAGCACAGTTCCGGCCTGATTTCAAGGGGTTGCTGTAAAAAAGCAAAAGCCCCCTCAGCTGTTCCCAGCCGAGGGGGCCTCTGCCAACCGTCAAATCTGCCCAAAAGAAAAGTAGGAGGTATCATGCAGAGCACGGGGCTGCACCCGCCGCTCCGTTTGTAGTATAAGCTGTTTTGGCGTTTCGCGCAACCCGTCAAAAAAAGAGTGCCCGGCAGTGGTACGATGCACCGCCGGGCTGTAACAAGGAGTAAAATACGAATTCCACTCGTCGCGCCTGCCTCTGTATTGTAGCATGCTTTAGGCAGACGCGCAACCTGTATACCTGGAAGTGTGCAAAGCATAAAAAACCGGACAAATACCGCCGTCCGGATCAAAAAACTCAAGCAGACGAACCGCCGAGGAATCCTCGGCGGTTGAATAAACAAAAACGCCCCGGTGCTGCCAACACCGAGGGCAGAAGGGAAGTGCACAGAATGGCAGCCAACAAAAAAGGAACAGACGGCCGCTACCGCTACCGGGTCAACATCGGCAAGGATGCCGACGGGAAGCCAAAATATAAGAACTTCTACGGCACGACGGCCCGCGAGGCCCGTGCCGCTGCGGAAGCCTACCGTATCTCCCTCGGCAAGGGCGCAGATCCGTCCCAGATGGACGCCACCCTTGCCACCCTGTATGACAACCTTATTGCGGCCAAGCGGGCAAAGGGCATCGGCCAGAAGAGCCTTGACCGCTACGAGGACAACAAAAATCACTGGGGCCCATTGCTGAACCGGCCTGCTGCATCCCTGCGCAGTGCTGACTTCCAACAGGTGCTCAATGCCCTGGCCGACTGGCACGATGGCCAGCCCCCGCTGTCCCACTATACGCTGTCCAACCTGCGCAGCAGTGCAAAGGCCGTCTACGACCTTGCGATCCCGGAGGTGGTACAGTACAACCCCATCCCTAAGACCACCTGCCCGGCAGGCACACCGCCGGAAGTCCGCGAGCCCATCACCGAGGAACAGCAGCGCTGGATCCGTGAGACACCCCACAAGGCCCAGCGCGCCGCCATGCTGATGCTTTACTCCGGCCTGCGCCGCAGTGAGGCCACAGCCCTGACCTGGGCAGACGTAGACCTGCAGGACGCAACGATCACGGTAAACAACGGCTATGACTTCCGTGCTAAGCGCAGCAAGGCCCCCAAGACCGCCGCCGGTGTCCGTGTGGTCAACATCCCGAAGGTGCTGGTGGACTATCTCCGGACGCAGCAGGACGGCTGCCTGTATGTGCTGCACAACGACAAAGGCAAGCGCATGACCGAGCAGGGCTGGAAGCGGCTGTGGCAAAGCTATATGTGTGACCTGAACATCAAGTACGGGCATCAGGGGGCCGTAAACAAGCACGACCCCGCCGGTGTGCCGATGGTCATCGACACCTTCACCCCGCACCAGCTGCGCCACACCTTCTGCACCCTGATGTACTTTGCCGGTGTGGACGTCATGACCGCCCGCGATCAGATGGGCCACAAGGACATCAGTGTCACTCTCGGCATCTATACGTCGCTGGATAAAAAGTTCAAGAAAAAGAAAATCAACCGGCTGGATTCCTACCTGAAAAAGACGTGCTGA